GAAGTATATTGGTAGTCCTATTAGGCAGGGGAGACCAACTCTAAACCCATTTACCAGATACTACTTGCTGCGACCTAGCTTAGACAGCGTAGAAGTATCGCTGGCGGCTAAAAACATCCCTTCTTGGCTACGGCGAATTCTTGCGTGGCGATACAGGCACATCCCTGTAATCCGCAAGAAAATAAGCGTGGAGCTAGATTATTAAAACCCAAACTGGAGAATAAGAAATGATGTACCGAACCTTATTAGACGCGCAGTACGAAGCCGAACGGTTCCTGCGATTGGTAGAAGCAGCTCGTATTGCCCAAGACGTGCGTGGCAGTGAGTATTTACATATCGACAACAAACTATCCGGCGCTTTGCGAAGATCAAGTATGGATTTGACGCGCAAATTGGCCGATTTAAGACAGAATAGATAAACTGATTTTCTCCTAGCTTACCAATGCGCTCCGGTAAGTTACCTCATAAGCCGCTTTCGAGCGGCTTCTTTTTACCCGTACCGATAAGTCATCAGGCAGTAGTAAGCGTACGCATTGCCGACCAGTACCAGCGCTAAAACTATCCAAGGCAGGTAGTCCACCAAGTTTTTAGCTCTTTTCTTTATTTGGCGCATAAAAAATACCCGCTTCCGGAGTACAGAAGCGGGTATTTTAATACACCGGTAGGGATTAAGCAGCTTGCAATTTTGCAGCCAATTCTACCAGAGCAGCTTCGATTGCAATCACTTCCGCAGTCGATACGGCGACGCCGTATTCGCGGGTAAATTTAATCAGTAAGTTGCCGTCTTTATCTTTGATTTCGGTTACGTTAGTTCCGATATTGCTATCCGCCAATGCTTTCATGCTTTCACCTTTTGAACGATTAGCCTGAGTAAAACGGGCAGGCTTAAAACCCGATCCTAAAATCCATCGATACCTCACCAATCCATCTTTCTCGTATAGCACATCGCCATACGGGAACGTATGCCCATCGGCCCTATCCAGCTCAGCAACGTTGACCCCAGCACGTATGAGCGAGGATTCAATTGCGTCAATGGAATCTTTGACCATTGTACCGTTAGCTGCGGATAGCGTTACCGAATCATCGGCGTTGTAGGTAACGCTGACAACCGATTGGTACTGGGCTTTCTGCAAATAGTCGTCTTTTGACCGGTAGACCTTCAACACGGACGACAGCGGTACTAGGTGGGCGTAATGCTCTGGCATACTAGGCTGGGTATTGTACTAAGGTACTAATTCTAACGCACGGGTTGAGAATTGCAAACCGGCGTTAGAATTTTGCTTCTGCTAATCTTCCGAATCGTCAAGATCGTATTCTTCGTACAGGAACTCAAGTTTAGGGTCTATCGCGTAGCCCCTATCTTCTGACGCTTCGCGGTACTTGTTGCGCGTTTTCTCCGACCTAGCGATAGACTGCGGTACGATAGCTTTCATAGGGTATTTCTCGTTAAACGCCTGGATAGCGTCAATATCGACTTCTTTACCCTCTTCCTCGGCCCGTACGGCGTCGTTAAGCAGTTTCTGTCTATACTCACGGATAGAGGCTTCGCGTTGCTTAACCATGCTGCGCTCCGCATACAGCTCTTCCAATCTCGAACTACTGAATCCGGCTAGCTGGAACATGTTTTCCATTGCCGTCATGTCCTTCAATTTCTGGTGGTTCAAGGTCTGGGCATCCTGGTCAAAATACCGCCAGCTTTTTATAAGATCGGCTAGGAACTTAGGGGTCGCCATTTCTGCACCTCGAAGCAGTTCGCCATCACTGAGAAGCGACCCGGCTTCAAATAGTTTCTTGACGGTTCCGCCTGTAGGTCCGAACATACTTGCCATGTAGTTTGTGGCGGCATCTCTGCCTTCAAGTTCGACCATAGGCTCGGTGAACATGATATTGCGCAGTGATAGCCTGTCGCCAATGTTTGCGGGGGTAAGTGCGTTAAGTGCGCCTTTCATCACCGCAGTCGCCGCTTTTTCACCGAAGTTCTGAGCTATCCAGACCCGGATTTCGTCCTCTACGTCAAACGGTTCATCTTCGTCGTCAAACAAGCCACCGATAGCGTTAATAATCGCTGTCGTAGCACCCATTAGCGGTAGGCCCATTGCGCCAGCAAAAGCCGATTGCATGACGAACAATCCGCCCAATGTTCTAGCGGCTTCTCTACCTTCCTGGCTATTACGGTCTTTGATTAGCCGGATCGCGTTCAGTGCGGTACTACCCCACAAATACAATTGCATCTGGGTGTATTTTTTATACTGCAGCGCGATTTGGGAAGGCCAGCCTCTGAATATCCGGGCAGCGTTTTCTGCTGAATAGTCGCCGTGCGCCAAGTTGTTCATCCGCCGCGCTTCCGCAATCGATTCTTCGTGACCCATACCGGATTCTCGGGCTAATCGATAGCCCGCCATCAGTGTAATTTCCCTATTAGCGCGTTCCCCGGCATGGAATATCCAGCCCGCCCATTTGGAGAAATCCTGCAATTTCCCACCGTGTTCTTCGCCTTCCTGACCGATTCCGATCAGTTCAAAGGTCTGCGTACGGCTAATATCGCCGGAGTTTTTGAACACATCAAGCGCCCGCAACTCGTTCTCGATCTTGGTGTATTCTGGCGTACCGAAAGTTAACGTTTTCAACTTGCGTTCCAGCCCTACCGAGATAGAGATATTGCCATCCTCGTCACGCGAAGTGAACTGTCCGTTTTTATCCCGATGTAGCCCGTCTTTTATGGCTTTCATAAACTCGTTGCGAGATTCTCCGAACTTAGCTAGCGTTTTGCCCATACCGTACTTACCGTACGCGATAGGCATGGCGACGATAGGCGTTTGCAGCATGTTAATCAAGCCGCTGGATAGCGAGAAGCCCAATGTCCAGATAAAGTTGAACTGCTTAACGTAGGCCGCGATTTGGTCCATATCGGACGAATTCGTAGCAACCATCGCTTTGTAGGTTTTGCGCAGTTCGCTAATGACTGCCGCCATTTTGTGCTTGTCTTCGTGCTTGATATTTTTGGCAATATCGAGCATGCGGTTTATCCGGTCTTTGTGCCGTTCTAGGGCTTCTATTCGCGCATCTTCATCCAGCCTGCCGAATTTGTTACGCAACTCGCGCATTTTGGACCATATCTCTTGCGGTATGCCATCAAATTGCGGATCGCGCATTTCCTCGTCAACCATATCGTCCTGATCGGACGGCTCTCTGAATCGGCGCAGTTCGTTTTCGATGTAGCCTTTTTGTGCCAAAACATCCCAGTGTTCGGCAAGTAAATCTCCGGCTTCAATTTCCTCTTTACGCATTTGTACTTGGTTGTCAGAGGATGCGATAGTCAGCGCCTCTTCCGCGTCGTTCAGTACGCCTTCCATTTGCCGACCGTAAATCATATTGGCTAATTGGGACGCGCCGTGGTGCATGGCGTTTGAGAAGGAGCGCATCGCGTCTTCATCAAACCCCAGTACACCCTTACGGTGCATCGCTGAATGACGCACCGATACGTCCGGTAGCGTATCGATGTACATTTGGTAAATCATGTCCTGCAGCACCGCGCCTTCTTCGCTCGGTACGTTACGAGAAATCGCCTCATTGATTTCGCGGATGAAAGTATCGGATACCTCGTTACCCAGCGCGTCCTTACGCTCTTTGATAGACGTACCGGAACCCATAAGTTTGCCGGTTTTCTTAAACTCTTCCATCGCCTCATCGCGCTCTTTGCGGCTTTCAAAGGTTCGGAACCAGTTGTTGCCCTCTTCATCCTTACCGTAGAACCAATGGTCGCCATGCCGCGACAATGGCGCGTAATACCAGGATAGTCCTTGAGATTCCATTTTCTGACGCAGTTCTTTGTTCAGTTTAGAACGGGTAGCTACGTCCAGTATCGCGTTATTGATCTGCTCTTCTAAAGCCGCTAACCGCGCTCTGAACATCGCGTTATGCAGCTCGTTGGCCTTCGTGTAGACGTATTTTGCCTGTTCAGGCAATTGGGTGAATTTAGCTGCGGCTTCCGCGTGTTGTACTTTGCGGTCCACGTTATCATCTTTCCAGCCATTACGAGCACGGGTTCGGGTTTGCCTTTCCTCTCGCGCGCGGAGTTCCGCCAATACTGCGTCCGCGTTAGCATGTTTGGACGGTAGGAAGTCTACGTAGCCACGACCTGAAGCGGACGCCTGTTTATCCGGCGTACCACCCGCGATAGAGTCAAGCCACGCTTGATTTTCTTTATTGAGCTTGGATTGGGTGTAAACGCGCACGATAGTGGGTCTACCTTTTCCGTCCAGCATAATTTCTTTACCCGTCCACTCTTTTGACGCATCTACGTCGGCTAGCGTGGATTTGTGCATCACTTCCGCTAGCGCATGCCGAGTAGTTTTGGATAGCTTTTTCCAGTATTCGGACACCACGCGGTCGCCTTTAATCAACCAGCGATCCACCTCCGCTCTGCGCTCCTGCATCAAATACTCGTAGTCCCCACCGTTAGACAGGTACTCCTTGGACTGCTCCACCATCTGCCTAACCGACAAAAAGGCGTAGGATTGAGCGAATAGCTTATCGCTCATTTTGCGTAGCTTTCCACGCAACTGCGTACTGAAATCCTTGACGGATTCTTGTACCTGACCTGCGGCTTGCGCGGGTCGGCTAAACGCCACATCTTGAGATGCTACTTTATTTCCCGGTATAGCTCGTACTTCATCTACCAACCCAGGATATTCCGCTAGTACGGTACCCGGTACAGGATAGCCTTCGTATAGAGCGCGTCGGACGATTGCTCTGTGCGAAGGTTTCTGCGCCGCATTCTGGTCTACGGATACGTTTTCAATTCTTGAGATAGCGGGCTCTACAAATGCGTGAACGCCTTCCGGCGCTTTCCAATAGTACCTATTACCGTCTCTATCTTCCGTATGCCGTAGCGCCGGATCACCCATTGCCGGTTCGCCGTATTCAGCAATAGATTCCTTCCGCATAGCCTGTAAATCGGAAGAAGACGGGTTGCGAATGACTTCTACCTTATTGGAGCCTATTTTAAGGTATAAAGATACCTGCGGTTTTAACTCCGCAGGCTTCTCATACTCGTCTTTGGTCATGCGCCAGAACTGAGTACCTGTCCCTTCTCGACTAGCCGTTACCGCTTCGCCGCCATACAGCCGCGCTTCGTCCGTAGCGAATCTGCCTGACGCGCTTCGTAAACTCGTCAATAGCAATTCGTGCATATCGGCCTCGGTCATGGAGCCTACGATAAAGCCTCGGCCTAAGCCTCGCTCTACTAGGAACGCTTTGATACGGGCCAGAATACGGCGATACCACGGCGCTCTAGGATTGTTTTCTCCCAGCTTGGCGATGACTTCTGAGACGAATTGTTTGCTGCCCTCCTTGACTTCCGGGTACAGGTCTTTAACCCGATTCCAGACTTTTTCAGCTTCCGAACCCTTAATTTTGGCTCGGGCAGTAATTTGATTTTGTAGGGCCGCGTACTCTTTAGCGCCAAGCATCACTTCGAGATTAAAATGCTCGCCCAATTCGTGTAGCAGGACTGGCGCCATCCGATCTTTAGCCGTAGCCGCTAAATTGATGTAGATTTTGCCTTGGTAATAAACCGCTTCTTCGTCGCCCTGTAATTGCTGCTTAGCCACTTCCGGCCAGCTTTCATAACTCTGCGTGAGTTTCAGTACGCCTTTATTGATGAGGTTTTTGATACCGGGGCCAAAGGCTTTTGACAAGTGATCTTCGGCTTCTGCTTGGTTTTGGAAGGTATCTTCTTTCGCGGATTCAGCTACGGGTTCTTGCCTGGATAACGCAGCTACCGACTTTAAAGGAAATTTCCGTTCTGGAAATAGGTGTTCTAAACCGCCGTCAGCTAAATAGGCTTTCAGGCCATGAATGCCGGTAACGGTCAGATAATTTCCTTCCGGGCCTTTAAAGGTATAGCTGCAGTCCGCCATTTTTTACTGTCCTAATTCAGAATCAATCATCAAGATAGCAGCCGGATCGTTAGCCGCTAGGGTCAACCTGCTTTTCCAATCCGCGAGTTCGCCAATGGATTTGGATTGAATACTGAGAAATTCTAACAGAAAACCAGCCGTTGTAGGGTCGCTACCATGTATGGCGCTGTACCATTGCTGGTATAAACCACCTAACTTAACTTCAGCGTTGTACGCCATGTTCAGCGCGGCTTCCAACGACGTAACCGGTTCGGTAATCGCTTCGATAGCGGGAATCTCCGCTACGCTACCACGGTCATTGATATACGCTGCCAGCTTGTCGTAGTGCTTTAATTCCTCCTTGCTTTCTTTACGGAAGAATTTAGACGCGCCGAATAGCCCTACGCGGAGACACTGGTTCGCTAAGTGCTTGTACAGGTTGGACGCGAACAGCTCTTCGTGAACCGCATCTTGCAGGACGAGTAATGAGGTATGAGGGATTAGCATTTGATTTCTACCTTTTTGTTGGATTCAAGTTCTGTCAGTAAATCGAGGAAATTGTCCTGCACGTAGCGAATACGTTCCGCGTCTGGATGGTTGATCGATTCAGGCGCTTTATCGAATTTTCCGAGCGACCGGAATAGGTCAGGGAGCGATTGCTCTTTTGCAGCGGGGCGCGAGAACTGAATCTCTGCGGCCTCTTCCGAAAAAGTACCGACATTACCTATCGCGGATTTTATATTGTAGGGGTTGAATACGGCGTATGAGTAATCCGCAGACGGCAGGGCGGCTTTTACCTCCGCATCCGTGGCTGAATTTAAAAAATCACCTACGTCCACTCCCGAAGCAGCTAATAGTGCTTCTTCGGCTTTTGATACCCCGTCGCCTCTATTTAGGTATCGGAGTCCTTCTATTCCAGCTTCTCTCAGATACCGTCTGGCAACTATAGCGGCGGTAACATAGTCACCTTCATTTAGATTACGAAGTACGTTATCTCTGTTCGCTAAGCTGACATACCCTTTGCTATAAGCGTGTTTTATGACATCTCCTGTACTAAATGACCCTAAGTCGGCCATACCTTCTAGTAGTCCTTCTGCTTTCAGATATACCGGGTACACCTCGCCGGTAGTTCCGGAAAACTTAGCGGCCTGGGTTTTAGTGCCGAAATGAGCACCAAATTCAAGTTCGTTCTCAAGAATATCAAAATCAGATATGGGCGCAAAAGGGTCTATCCCCTCTCTTTGCGGCCTCTCATAGTCAGCTCCTGTTTTAGCTTCGGCATTAGTGCCGTGGTAAACAACCTTCGGCCTACCCTGCTCGTCAACGACTTTGCTGTTCCCGAACCAGCGCCAGAAGTTACGAATACCGTCCTCGGTTTCGTGGATATACTTACCTTCGCTGTGGGTCGTAGGTCGGCGTACGCCGTCTATAACTAGCGTATCAGGGATTTTTTCAGCGGACGCTTTATCCTCAATATCAACCTGGCCCATAAAGCCGGGGTAATCGCTGAATAAAGGCGGTGGTTCCGCGCCGCTACCCTGCCTGCGCTTATCTTTCTGCGCGGCGTAATCCGCCACACCCTGCTTGGCTTTCAGTTCAGCCATTTCCTCTTTGGTCGTGGCGAACAGATCGGTTTGTCCGGGAGCCGCACGACGGGAGAATGCGGGAGCGTACTTAGCAATCAGGTTGTCAAGTATCTTACGATCCCGTTCAGGGTCAAAATCACCGTCCAGAATATCCGCCTTAAAAGCCTCTTTATCCGCTTCCGGAATATCAGCCGCATCAACATCGGCTAGAAATTCAAATTCCGCTTGTAGCTGGTCGTCACTTTTGTACTCGTCGAGTTGTTTTTTCGCTTGCCTTTCGCTACCTTCCGCGTTGTACACGGGTTCGCCCGAGCGCAGCGCATCCGTAACGGCCGTACCTAAATCATTCGGGTCGGCAAAAGCCCATCCATATTCGATATTTAGCACTAGCATCAGGTCGTCTAGTGATCTACCGCCTGTAACCCTAAATACCGGCGTAATATCGCCTTTCGCTTTAGCGTCCTTGAATGCAGCGTGGTCTACGCCCTCGGCATGTTTTCGCGCGATCCCGCCGAGTTTGGCGATGGTCGTTAGCAAGTCGTCGGTTTTTTGTACCGTTTTGGTGCGGGTATCGTCTTTTACATCCTGAATAGCGTCTAGGATGTCGCCGTATTTTAGCGGGTCTTTGTAGGTCGTTTCCCTGTTGATAGGGCTGAGCCACCCGCTAATTGGCTTTCCAGCCTCCTGAGCCGCTAACGTACGTCTGCGGCTAGAGGACTGGAGCGCCCCACTCTCCGTTTCGGCAACTGATATTAGCGGCGGCTTTACGCCTTTCTTAGCCCACGCTAGGTATTGAGGGTAGTTAGAACCTTGCCGGGTTTTAATCCCGTCTTCGGCTTCCGAAGTCGTCAACTCCTCTGGATTGAACAGTCTGACGTACTCAACGTATCGGTCGCGTAAGTCTCCGCCGTACTCGCTAATACGCGCCGAATTAAGCGGGTATATACCTTCCTGATTGCGGGATTGCAGTTCGCTTGCGCTTAGGCGGTCGATGTCCGCGACAACTGAAGTCGGGATACCGAGCCTATCCGCAACTAATCTGTAAACGCGCTTATCAGGTTCCGATACTTTGCCGCGCGGCGGAACTTTAAATACCGGTACTTTAGGTGCGGATTCCATTTTAGGGGCCGCCACTTTTTTAGCTACCGGTTCCTTGGTTTTTCCACTTACTAGCCACCGCTTGAAATTAGGTAGGCTCATAGCCGATATTTCGCCTAGTCCTTGCCAACCGGGTTCGTAATTGCGAAGGTAGGCTTTCTCCGCCTCAGCTTTGCTGCCGTACCCCAACATGACTTTAGCTTCGTCGTACTCCCAAGTGTGCGGATCAGTTTTGTCAATAGCCACGCCTTCTTGTGTCGGCCTAATCTGATCGACGATAAATACCTGCTTACTGGCTTCTCTAGCCGCTTCATCCGGATTGGAGAAAGCGTCTACGAAATCACCGTCAATTGCGTCCGCACCTACAATTTCACCGTAGTGATCGTCTAATGGCGGGTAAGGGCTCGCAGGGTCTTTTTTGTTAACCCGGCTTTCTCCCGCAGGCGTTTCGATTGCAACGCGCAGCCCCTTATATGCAACTTCTCCTTTCTTATATTTACCCTCCGCAATATCTTCGGGCGCTTTATCTGACTGCTCAGATAGTGTGACCGCCGCTGCGTCTTCAAAAGAGTCCGTTGGCACATAGTCATCTGGGCTTGAATTGGCAGCAGCTTGGTTCGCGACTGCGGCATCCAGCTCCGGAGTTACTTCTTGCGGGGCGGCTCGCGCGGCTTGGTTCGTGCTTTCGCCATTTGCTTCTCCTATAGGTTCGGGTTGAGTAATTACTTCTTCGGCAGTCGGAATATCCCCGATTGCTTGTCCTTCTGGAGGAACTCCTTCGCCACTGACTGCGGCACGTTCACCTTCTCCGCGAACTGAGGGTTGTTCGCTACCGCCGCCATAAAGCGGGCCTGTTTCTGGCTGTGCGAGGGCATCGGCTACCTCCGGTTGGGGTTGAACTGCTGCGGCTCTTTTATCAAGCTCGGCTTGAATAACGGCGCGTAATTCGGGCAGCTTTTCGCTTTTCGCCAACCAGTTACGCAGCATGTTATCGTCTTTTATATTGCGGATAGCTTCAACGTCAATATCGCTCGCCGGTACTGGTGCTTCTGCAGGTAGGACTTCGCCAGTCGTAGTATCCACGACGACTTGTTCTTGCTGCGCGGCTAATTCTTGCTCTTTAGCCGCCGCTGCTTCTTGGGCAACGGAGGATATACCGGCGTTATTAGCTTCTACCGCCACTTTGCCTACGATGCCGGGATTACCGTCCGGGTATGCAGATAGGATTTCGGCGTTGCTGGTTTCGGCGGCTGTAGTAGCGGCTTCCGCTATTTTCTGCTCGGGCGGTTTTCGAGCTTCTATCTCCGCTCGCATAGCGGCTATCACCGCTTTCGGATCGTCGTCTTGGGCTACATTTATGCCCAACTTATAGGCTTCAGTAGCTAGGCTAACAGTAGGTTTTCTAGGTGCGCCATTCGGAGTACCGGCCCACGCGCGTTCAAACCTGTCCAGCCAATCCTCCGTTTCTTTAACGTCAAATCCGCCCGGAGGCACGTTAATAGGAGGTTTTCCAGTAGGTTGTTCTACCTCTCCAAAATCTTCTGTGGGGGTAGTCAGGTCGATAGGCTTAGCCGCTTTTTCCGCATCGGTACGCAAATCCAATTCGCTAGGAGCGGGTTGGGTTGCTTCAGTAGCAGGTTGCTCAGCCTCGACTTTTGGAGGTTGCTCAGTTTCTCGGCTGTCAAAAGCGGAAGTTCCGCCAGAAATCAGCCCGCCGCCTAATCCGCCTAACGCCGCGCTAACTTCACGCTCCCGCGCCGCTTCGGGTGTTGACGTGTCCTGCCCACCACCCATTTGCTCCAATAGGGTTTGCATGTACTCGGTGCTAGCTTCGGCGGCTGTACCTTTCAACGCCTGTTTCCCAACATGGGCTGCGCGGCTTCCGGTAGCAGATAGCGTATCCCCGGTCAGGGCTTTGCCGACAGCGGATTTTGTTACCGCATCTGGTAGGAATTTTCCGCCCAGAACTACGTCAGAAACGGTTTCAAGGCCCGCTGCGGGAACGGCAGTCAGGTACGCTTTAGTTTTATCTTCCCGCCCGGATTCATGCTGTTTTCCGCGCATTTCAGCAGCTTCTTGCAGGTAGTTAGGTAGAAACGCGCCGCCGATACCGCCGATACCTGCGCCGATACCTGCACCAACGGGTCCGAAGATTCCGCCTACCGCTGCGCCTGTCCTAGCGCCGCCTAGCGCACCGGCTAAACTAACTGGTAATTGGGGCGCAATATTGCCCAATGCTGTTTGTACCGCCGTGCCGGGTTTTTCCAAAATATCGGATAGCGATCCTATTTGGCTGGGGTTTTCCCTTTGGATATTCTCCGCGTATTCCCTGACACCTTTACCCGCTTTCTGGAGCGTTTCGCTACCGATAGCCTCGCCAATATCTTCGATAGGCTGGCCTGCGAACGCGTTAGCCATCCCCGCAGCGGTCGATTTAGCGGTAGCAACAAAAGGATTAGGCGTATAAATCTGCGGCGTTTCAGTAGGAGCGGGGGCCGCGCCGTACTTACTGAGAATAGACGATATTTTATCGCCACCTCCCGTTTCCGGGGCGGCTACCGCCGATTGAGGTTCTTCTGTAGAAGTAGTGGTATCGTACTTAGATAAGATGGACTCAATCGACGGCATGTTATTCTCTATTCGCTGGCAATAAACTCGCTATATGGTACACCATATTTAGACTGGAATTCCTTAGTAACTACTTCGGAATCTTCGGGCGTTAGCTTACCCTGCAGACTCTTTATCTGCTGCGCTAAACTAGCCGCTTGAGATATATTAGGATCGAAGCCCAGAGCTTTAGCTCTTTTCTCGAAATACTTTACAACGTCGTCGTTAGTAGTGAGCATGCTAGACGGTTTTGGGTTAGTCTTATCCCATTGCGCGGCTAGTTTCTCATCCGTTTGGCGCTTGCCTATTTCAATATCTTCAGGCGTACCTCTTAGTACCTCGCCCTTATACGTGACTACTCTTGGTTTGTTCCTAGCAGCTTCTTCCGCCGCTATCGTTTTGCGCTCATCCAAGCCTAACCGTTCTTGCTGGTATTGGGCTTGTTGTTCTCTTGCGAGTCGATTCTGTTCTTGCGTAGCAGCGGTAGCGCGTTCGGAAGACGCCAATTTCTTTTCTTCCATTCCGAGTTGCGCCGCAGCTTGGTTTCGGCTGTCCATTTGCGTCAACAACTGGGTCGCTAGTTTGCGGTTACGCTTAGCTTGCCCCATGCCGGTAAACGTACCGTCGCCTTGGTCTTGCGCCATTCGTAATAGCGTGTCTCTGAACGCAGCTTCTTTTGCTTCGGCTTGCGCGGCTTTTCGCTCTTTCACTTCCCGCGCCAATGGGCTTTCTTCGCCGGGTTTCAAGACGTTGCCCGTAATACCCTGAACGCCCATCGGTACGACTTCGCCGGTATCAATGTTTTGCTTAACGACGGTGCCGTTCGGGCCTTGCACGTAGCGGAAATTTCCGCCTTTTCCTTTGCTGACTGCTTGACCGCGTTCTTGCGCGGTTTTTTCGATTTCAGTTCCACGCTGCATTTCCGTTTGGCCTTGCTTCAACGGTATAGTGGCGGGGCGCTGACTGAAATCAATAACCGGTTCCTGCGTACCTACGGTTCCGCCGCCCGGTAATTGTGCTCCTGCGGCTAGGTTAGTGTCCTGCGTAGACAGCGGCGCGGGTTTAGCGGGCTGTTCTGGAGTAACGGGTTGCTGCGCGGTAGCTGCTGGCTCGGTAGCTTTAGGTTGTTCGGCGGACGGATTCATTATGTCGTACGCTTTGCCACCTAACCACCTACCAAATTGCGTAGTCAGCATTTCCTCACCACCTTGCTGCGGGATGATGCCTTTTAAGCCTTTTCTGCGTAGCGCCTCATTAGTTTGCTGCGCTATTTCTGGGCTTTGGATGATAGAGCCTGCTAGTCCGGTAGACAGGCTCATGGCGCCGGACCGAGCAGCTTCACTTGCGTACTTTGGTATCGTGGTATCCACAACAGTAGTGGCTGCTGGCGTAGCAGTTTGCGCGGTTTGCTTAGCCGCAGCTACCCTTTCGGCCCCCGCTGCTTTAACGTCGGATATAGATTTCTGCATCCGCGCTTCGTCCATAGTCATAGGCCGCACATCTGATTGCGGACCTACACCGGTCGTAGCCTCAATAGTTCGCTGAATGGGGGTAGGTACTGCAGCGCGTTCAGCCGCTTCGGCGGACGCAAACTTTGCGTATTCCTTAATTGCGGAGGGTCTGGTCTTAAAGATACCCGCTTTCTGCTGCGGTATATTCTCGTACCCGCCTTTAACGAGAGGCATTTCAAACTTAGATGCTTGTTCCGGTGCAAGCGACAGCGTAGATCGTGGCTCTATGCCCCTCTGCATGCTGGCTTTTAGTTCCGGCGCTTCAATAGCGGGCAACGGAGGATTTTTAGCGACCTTTTCGGCGGTTACTATTTTCGCTAAGGGCTTTCCGCCCTGCGCTCCAACAGTCTCGTACCGCTGCGCCGCTAACTCCTCTGCCGTAGGCGTAAACGAAGACACCTTTGAGGTAACGCCTCCGGTTTGTTTAGACGCTGGCGCTACAGGCTGTTTGGTAAAAGCGGTTTCGGAAAGTTTTTCCCCGCCTAATTTTTGACCCTGAAGCTGTTCAGGTGTAGGAGTAAAATCTTTCACAGATGCCATAATCTTTTACCTCGATATGTTAAATAGTGTCCAATCCGCTTTTAAACTGGCCGAGTAAGTCAATTTGCGGCTCGTTATAGGAAGCTGTTTTTAGCTGCGGTACAGACCGCATAATGCCCGTCGATACCGGCTGCGTGACGGAGCCGATAGCAGATTGCACGTTGTTATCCGCCATTATATTAGGAATCGTGTTAGTTAGCGACGATCCGCTCTCATACGAGGTCGCTTCGGGCTTTTTGAGGATGCCGCTATCTTTCCCGCCAACGGTGTACGAGTACGAAGTTGCCGGGTCGAACTTCTTAATCGTTGCGTTTGGGTCAAGTCTCGGGTCGTAAATCATATCGCCCTGCCTACCGCCGCCCGCAGCTTGCGCTGTGTTCTTTTGCGTGATAGCTCTTTCTTGAAACGACGCTTCGTTCTCTCCAGGCTTTCGCATCGCAGACCCCGCCGTCGAATACCCGGTATTGCTAGTTTGGGCTAGCGGTTGGGCTTTCTGCAGCTGCTGCGTTGCGGGATTAGTCGTAGCGCCTATCTGCGTAACTGCGGGTGCCGGAGCAGGTACTTGAGGTACGGGTTGATTATTGTCTGCCATGATTGAGTCCTATGTTTACGCCCATCCGACCGGCGCTATGTATGTTCCGGGGGGCCACTCATCTGCCCCCACCGCTGTGCTTATCACTGACCAAAAACTGCCCGAATTGTAGCCCGCCTTAACTGTCATTGGTATCTCTATGATCGGGCTGGAGAAACTAACGTTAAAGATAGGGTCCAGCTTAGTTAGCGATGCAGGCGTAGTCGTCAGTTCGTCGAGTACCAGCTTGTTGCCATTAGGTAAGGATGACCCGAAGAGACGGCACCGTTGTATTTTCTTTACCGAAAACTCATCGTCGGGGACTACCCGATCTATCGCCGCGTACTGCCCTGGCGTTGACGGAGAGAAGGTAGTAAACGTGCCGCTCGTGCTATCCGCCCCCATATCGTGCGTAATATACTCATCCCTCAAAAATGCGCCTCGCGTGTACACTGGGTTCGCCCCTATGTACGTAACGGAGTACGAATACACTTTATTATAGATAACGTCGTTATTACCCATAACCCCTACAAAGTAGGTCTGCCCGCTATTCTGGGTGGTCACTTGGTCGCAAACCACGACGCTTTCTGCGTCGTAGAACGGCACTATGATCGCACTTATATATCCTTTTTGGGGGGCTAGAGTGTTAGATGAGTAGTATGTCGGGTTTTCGTAGTCTACCGCGTCGTACCCGTAAAACTGAGGGTACTTCATCTCTAATCCAACTATCGTGAACGAGGTGGTATTCGGGGCAGCAGCTTCATACCACTTCGACACGTACGACGAAGAGCCAAAAGTGGAAAAGCCCGCCTCTAGCGCCAACACGCCATCCGTATCTTCAACTCCGTTCTTAGGGGTGGTAGTCCCGGCAGCGTAATCCTTCCTGACCCATGTGTTTTCGTAACCCACCGCATCAGCATTTAGCATTCCGGGCACCCAAAAATCGGTTCGCGCCGGGTCGCCGTATTCCGTATACCCGGCGGTCAATACCGGTCTGCTATTAGATATAGTGAAGATTTTTAGCTCGTCATCTCTGTCGTAGTAACAGTACGCTGGTGTTTTCAGGTTCGCAAACCTATCCGGTTGTGCGTCCGGTGTAGCGGCCTTTAGGCATTGCATAGCCTGTATCGCCCATACTGGGTAGAAAATTTTATTTTGTATGTACGGTATGTGAGCGCCAGAAGTGCTTTGCGATACCGATAATACTTTAGGTACGCCAGCGTCCTCATCGAACGATATAGCGATGGTGTACAGTCGGCTACTGAACCCTTTTGCCGTAGTGGGCACCCCCGCCCCCGTAAAGCACGGGATGCTATCGTTCGTCCTGAAAACCACAATACTAGCCTTGTCGCCGTCCTTATTGAACTTCCACCCATAAAATAGGGGGGTTTCATCGGTCTGTAATGGTGATAACTGCATGACCGTGGATGTAGCTTCTGGGACCAGCGTGGATAGCATAAACGCTTCTGCGGTATCGGCGTCTCCCACATCTACGCCCGCTTTCTCTAATTGATTCTGGCGTATCTTGGCCTTCATGCGCCGGTACTTTATATTCGCGCCTATTTCTATCAGCCAGTAGCCGCCATTAGGGTCTTTATATAGGCCGCTGGTATACCGTCCCGTATCCAGCTTCACGTAAATAGGGTCGCCCTCGGTGTCCCTAACCCCGCTATCAATCTCTAGATACGGCTGGGCTAATCCCGATGTCGGCCCCCTATAGTCGTTGCGTCGGCTCCCGTAGATAGCCTGAACCATCAGGCGCAGCTTCCCGGTAAACATAGAGGCCGGGCACCATAACTGTGTCCGTTTCTTATCTACTATGGCGGTAGAACAGAACTCCGCAGTATCGGATGTGAAACTATACTGCGAGATTCCGCTATCGTAGTATATTTCGTTTGTCTCCGCACCTTTGCAGCCGACGGCCCAAGATATATCGCCGTCGCTTACGGTCCGACCCTTCGAGGCGTTAAGCTGCGCTGACAAGCTGACGAATGTATTGAACTCTATCGTGGCGGGTCTGTACCCGTCCGGTACGGTAAACCCGATATTGCGGAGCGATAAGAACCCCGACTCCATGTACACCGAGACACCGGTTTTTATGTATATCCGGTTAGGCCGCGTATCGATTTTTATTGCTACGCCGTCTGCCGGAGTGAATACCTGGGTAGTAGCACCCGGAGTACTGTGGAGCATGAAGCCAAGTTTCTGCTTGGCCCACGCGTACCACTTTTCGCACTCGTTCTGGTCGCCGTCAAAGAACTTGATATGCGCGAGAGAATCCTGCCAAAGCCGATTGCCTCTCGCCATTATTCGGTAGCCGCGATGCTCGCTGTGCCGTTAGCCGCTTGAGCCGATGCGGAGGCGATGTTGCTGTAGCCGGACGCAATCGCAATCGCTTTCTGAATATCCAGTTCGGCGTATTTTTGCTCAAGCTGCATTGACGAGATCCACTTATCGCTATTGGCTTTAAAGGCCGCGATTTGCGTTTCCGCCCATGCTACGTCGAGTTTTAATTCGCCTTCATACGCCGCGATATTGGCTTGCAGGTTAGTCTTGTAAATATCCAGACCCATCTTCTTGATTTCGGCCCCGGCTGTAAATTTCTGTAGCGCCACTTGCGACGCTGTTTTGTATGCGTCCAATTGGTTTGAGAACTGGGTCAGTCGCGCCAAATTGACTTTAACATCCGCATCGAGAATCTTGGTTTCCGCTTCGAGTTTCAAACTGGTCGCTTTGATTTGCGAGTTGTAGACTTCCAGCTTGGCAAGTTCGCCCTGCAGCTTGGCTTTATCGCCATCGATAGCCGCTTTGTACGCTTCGAAAGCCGCGAGTCGTGCTTGGACATTCGTTTTAAATACGTCCGCCCGGATGCTGTATTCTTTGATTTTCAACTCATCAACTACCGCCCGTTTTGCAATCGCATCAACCATCGCGCTGTAGCGAGTTACCAGCAATTGTTGCGCTTCGATTTGCAGTTTAGCGCCTTCGATCATCTTGAACTCGACGTTCTTTTGCAATTCGAGGGCTTGCAATTCCAGCTTGTAGGCTTCCAATCCGGACAGTGCTGCTTTGAGTTGCACTTCGTACTGCTCATTCAGTGCCTTCATAATCGCCAACGAGAACTCATGTCGGCTGCGCTCATGCTCGAACCGGATAACCAGCTTATTCGTAATTGCATCAGCCATTGCAAAGGACTGCTGCATAGCGTTAATCGCTTCCTGCGTCATCTGAATGATAGACCCTCTGACGCTTTGTACTTGCTGCGAAATAGCGGTCATCACAAATTGGAGATGCTGGATTTCTGACCGTCTACGCTCCAAATATACTTCAGTTGATTGCGTAGCCAAAGCGCCTGCGGTAGCAGTTCGGTTTTTATTCAGCGCCGATGTGACTGCCGCAGGAGGAATCAGGAACCCCCGTACTTCTTTGCTCGCCAATATCGTTTCTTCAGCGGCTCTGAAATCGGATTCCGCGCGGCTCCTGGCGCGTGTGTAGAGCGCCGATTCAAATTGATCGGGCAGCACTTCGCCGTTCAGACCAGCGATTAACCGTTCGTGAATCGCTTGCCGTTGCTCTTGGAATTCCGGCGCGTACTTAGCAACCCACTTATCGACGGTATCGTCGATAAAGGCTTGGACTTCAGGCAGCATGGCTTGGTACTTAGCGTCCAAATAGGCTGCGTAGTCCATCGTCGCCGGTATCGCCTCGGGTGCTGCGATTACCTCGTAATTCGGAAGCTCAAATCCAGGCATGCTAGGTAAAGTCAGCGGGGAAATCATCGGCAAATCAATATCCGCCAATACCGGCGCGGCCAGATTCTCCAACTCATTGTAGATGTCGTCTACGTGCAGAGCGGGGTTCGCCTCGTTCCAATCTGGCATGACGCTAGAAGGCGCTACCTGATTGAATAACCCTGCGGTTGTGATAACGGGAGCTGCGTCAAATTGCGGAATGTCGACCGTTCGCAAGTCAATTAGCGTCGGGTCAACCGGATAGGGCGCATCCGGCGCTTGGTAAACCGGCATCGGGGTCGTATCCGGCGCAGGCATTTGTAGCTTCGCGTCAAAATCCGACTTTTCTACGTCCAGCGGGTACGGGTTGACGTAGATATATCTACCGGCGCTGCCGATAGCTTCGGTAGCATCGCCCGCTAATTGCGAAAAGGTATTTGCCCTTGCTACAGCGGCATTGATGACGTCTTCGGCTACGGCCATTATTTAACTCTCCTGCTGAGGCCATCGGGTAGGTGTTCGATGCCTTGTAATTTTTTGATACCTTCTACTTTAAATTCCCAGTAGCGCCCTTTGTTACCCCTCGCCAACTTAACTCGTCTGCCGCCAAATCCGGACGAAAAAGCCGGTTGCTCTACATCATCCACATAAGCCGTTACTGAGTAATCGTCATCGCCGTTCAGATACACATACGGCACGTTTTTGGAGTTGAATACGCCGTAGTCTGTCGTGTGGGTGTGAATTGTGCCGTTTACCAACGTGCCTTCATCAAGATCGTATTCGCCAGTCAACTCATACAATCCGTTTTCGTTGATACCGTAATACGTATTGCCGATCCGTGCCAAATGGTTGAACGGGTAGTTCTGGTATCGAGTAACGGATTTCTCGTTCAGCGCCAGATTCATCACAAAGGCTTCTGCGTAAGCAACATCGTAATCGAATGAGATAATGGGTTCGACTATAAATCCTCGGCCAGTGACTTGACTGTGGAAGATTTGCGCTACAAAGCTGTTACCTGTAACGGTAATCGTAGTAGGCGCTACCGCTGTGATAACAGGATCGGCTACAAAACCGCGCCCTGATACGTCTATTCGTTCTGGAACGTCTACCGCAGATACAAGCGAGGCTTTAAACGCGCCGCCTGTTACTAACGCGCCGCCAATAACGGTCGCTTTAGCTGCGAAAGACCGCCCGGTTACGGAAGCCGGAAACGCATGGCTTGCTACAATAGAGGCGAAGGCGTTGAATCCGTTGCCCGTTACATACGCCGTGTTAGTCGCGGTATAGGTTATCGACGGGATGGCTGCAAAACCGCTACCCGCTACTATTGCGCCACCGTAGATTTCAGGGACGGCTGCGAACGTACTGCCGGTTACGGAGTTGGACTCTACGACAGAAACGATACTCGCTAACGCAAGAAAACTGCCGCCTGTTACGGTACTGAAACTCTGCGTAGTACCTGCTGTTATAGAAGGTATCTGGCCTTCTATCGAAATCTGGCCCTGGATAGGGCTAAGCCCGGAACTGGCTAGTATGTAATTAGGCGCGGTGAACCCGGTAGTGTATCGCGCCGTACCATTGGTTATACGGATAGCATCCATATACCCAAACCAATCCCTATCGGCGTTAGCGGGGTCATTACCTATTACAAGAGGGTCGGTATTATCCGCAAATGCGCCTACTAAGGTTCCTGAAGCGACTGAAGTACCGTTGAGGAATACCCTAACAGTTGTACCTTCTTTGGTGAACGCTACGTGGTTCCAAGACCCTGCTGTTACGGCGGTAGAGGATACAAAAACCTCATTCCCCGTAGTTACGCCTATCCGAATAAACGGTTTTCCCGTAGCGTCTAGCCCAGCAAAATATCCAGTGTCGTACGTGACGGATACGCCTTTTCGGATGATAGACCGTACCGAAGCTATCGTATTGGTATTAACCCACGCCTCTATCGTAAAATCGCTACCCGCTAAGGACAATACCGTGTTGTGCGGTGTCGAAAAGTAACTTCCCGCGCCGTTAAAATAGAGACCCCCCGACCCTACTTTACTGTCTACGCTGGATAGTGATGCTAATCCTACTGAAGATAACGTTTTAGCGGGTGTAGATTCGTCTACTACCGCCGCTCCGTCTGCGTTTATTAACAGAGCTACCTGACTATACCTTACGTCTACCGGAGTGGGAAGCCCTATAGGGCTGGCAGATATAGGTGGAGTAAAGTCTGACGTGTATCTGGCTAACCCTTTGGTTATCCTGAAATCGTCAATATAGGCATTGAGTTCTCCTGCCGCACCGTCCCATCCGTTTTTTCCGATGTAGGTTGCGGTAGGTGAAAAGTCAAAGGCTTCAGAACTCGTTCCGGAAGCAGCTAGAGTTCCATCTATATACAGTTTGAACGCTGTACCTACACGAGTAACGGCAACGTGTGTCCATACGTCTGCGGGCATTGCTGTTGGTGCGGTTAATATATCTACCGAACCTGCGCCAAAATTACCGCCTAGCCGCAGTATCCGGGTAGACCCCACCATAAAATAGCGGCATCCCGAAGCATACGCTGCTTGCCCTGATCCTATTATCGCCGCATAGGTATCTTGCGTAGTAGACGCCAGCCTCAACCATAATTCTAAGGTGAAATCGCCTGTACCCAGATTTAGGTCAGTTGAGGTAGCAAGGCTTAGAAAGGAGCCACTACCGTCCAATAATAGGGACGAGCCGCCGAACTTGCTATGCGTGGTGCTTAACTTAGCGTTACCATTTACAGTAATCGCTTTACGGCTATTCGACCTGTCCTTTATGTCTACGCCGTTAGCAGGCCCGTCAAAAGGTAGGAGAAGGCTTACGCTGCTATAATTGCTATCACCTGCCATCAGTTCGCCCTATTAGGTAGTTTTAAACCAGCCGTTGACTGGGGCGATAACTTTAAATTCGTCAGAACTAACATACGCAACGCTCGTTGCGTCCGTAGTATCTAAGTCCACATAGAACAGCAATCGGCTCGTAGTAGAGCTAAAGGTATTAGCCGTATCGGGCTGTACGCAAACCAGATACTTCGCCGTAATCGTAACGGAGGCGCCCCACGTTACGTCATTGCTGTCGTAATAGGTTGTGCCCGGAGTAGTCGTGTTATCAACGGTTAGCCCGGTCGCGGCAACGCGGGTAGCGCCGTCTCCCGCAGATATTAGATTAGCGCCTAAATCAGCCGTAGTGGTATGCGTAGCTGCAGGCGTATACCCGCTCGATACCAAACAGAACATGATATTGCCTGTATCAGCGTCGTTCCACTGACGATTAGCGGTATCAAAAAGCTGTTTTTCAAGCTGATTATATTTCGTAACCGGGCCTACAGGCATACCGTACCCCTATTAGGAAATGTTGCTAAAAGGGATAGTAAACGATTGAATCACGCCAGTTTCATCAACTGCATAGGTGACTTTTGACATCAGGCAGTCTCCGGAAGTAATACCTACGCTGAAATCCATACGCTTCAAGGTAGTAGATGATCCGCCTGTATCGGACGCAGAATTAGATACAAAACGCGCCCAACCGATTGTGCCAGCGGTAGTGCATTTGAATTTCCATTCTTCGGCTGCTGCTTTGTTGATAGTAGCGCCAGACGGTGCGTCGAACTCTAAACCGTTCGTGGGGGAGCCCGCAGTCCAAGACCCTGCGGCCAAAGTAGCGCGACCTAGAAAAGTACCCGTAGGTGCTGCGTCAGGGCTAGACGGTTGCGCTCCTGTGTAGAAATTGATTACGCCGTCAGCCATATCGGACTTGAGCGTAGCTAAGAAGCTGTTGAAACAACCGGTTGAAAATCTGAACATTATGCAGTCTCCATCGTAAAGAGGATTATTCCGTCATCTCGACGGGGTTTTAGAACTTATGCGCTATTAAATGCAGGCTCTCCGGCATCGTGCAGGGCAACGTATTTTCTGATGCCGTTATGATACATGATGTGCGCAGAAACCACACTACCCATGTACAGGGAAACGGTATCTTCTGTCAAGGGGGTAAACGGCAACGCGCTACAAACGCCACGAACGGTGTGAATCCGTACGGTGCCGTCCGGTAATTTCACGATAGGTCGTCCAGGTACAACGCCGTACTTTGCCAATTCGTCTAAGCTGCCTTCGACATAGCCATATACGGCCTTATCAGTGCCGATAATCAGGGCTTCTTTAGTGGCTCGCATATCGAGTAGCCGACCCGGTACGATGAAATAGCCGTCATCTACGCCGAATAGGTGGTGCTGGTAGGGTTTGCTAAACCAAACGATAGTATGGTCGCCCATACGTTCCGAGACGTACACTCTCCCGTCGAAATACTCAATCTTTTCTGCGTTTTGCGGAAATGGATTTGCGTTCATCTGCGCCGGAATGAGCTGCCGCCCTGTTTGCAAGTGGTAGTACACCTCGCCGCCTGCCTCGGTCATGTAGACTGCGTTCTGGTAGCCCGCTTTATATTCCGGCGTAATCAGAATTTCGCCCGGTGTCGTTAACTCAATCGTAACGACCGGCGAAGTACCACCTTCTAATCCCGATTCGTTGATGAACGTCGTGACGATGTTATAGAGTCCTGCCGGTCTTGTTCCACCTGTAATGACGATTTCAGGCTCTTGTGGAACAGGAACGTAAAGATCGGTAACAGTAGTTTCAAAAATGCTCTTACCATCATTAGTAAATAAGTAGCGTTGGTAATCCGCAAATTCTGTAGCAGCCGATGGGCAGATTGTTTCTAAACTCAGCTCAGTACCGACGCGCTTTAAGCTACCTTCCGATACTAGATAGGTTACGTCGTCTAGCGTGGTGTAGGCTGTAGTAACCGGCACGGAAAGCGCCAATTGGTATCCTGGTCGAGCGACTAGCCCGCCTGCGTTGGTAATATCGACATCGATAGCGTCCTGTAGAGCGCCATTGGGTATGTCGCGCTCGTTGACCGTGTTATGGATGCCTAGAATTTTATCAACGATCACTTCGTACGCCTTCTAAAAATGACTTCAGCATTTTCTTATCGACCTCATATGTATCGTCGTGCGTGAGGCTGCGCTTACCTTCGGGAATATTCTCGTACCCGCCGAATTGCGCGGTGCCTTGGATAATCTTTACCCCGACGCTGTTTAGCATATCCCGCAACTCGTCAGACGCTGCGTAGTTCTTCGCTAATCGGTGTTTTTGGAGGAGCGCAACCATACTTTTTATCAAGTAGTGGTACACGTACTGTTGTTCCTCTACCTTATTCTGTAGCGCCCTTAACCCCGCTACCGACTCATTAAGGTCGTTGATAAGACTCATCGTGTTCTCCAGTGTATTCTTTCATAGCCGACGCAATGAAACTTGCCGCGTTTTTCAGAGGGCGTCCATTTCTGTACACGGATGTTCAAGGAATCGGGTTCTAGTTTCTTAGCACACGTATGCGCCTGCCTACAGAAATTTGTCGAGCATTGCTCAAATATATCCGCCATGTCTACCCCACATACATTTCGTAAGGTACTTCAGTTTGCCTTTCGCGCAGTACAACGGCTGGTAATCTCGGGCCAAATTTGGCTTCAAATAGCGCCATGTCCCTATCCGATTTTTTCTGGTCAAAGGTATCGGCATCCCGTTTCAAGTACGCAAGTCCTGTTACGCCGAATACTAAATCAGGGTGCCAGATTTCGTCTATCTCAGGAACGTCACCGTCGGCTTCCAGCAATAACGGTAGCCGAACTACGTCTAGGTAGGCGGTATCAGCGGCTTTAGGTCTTCCGATAAAGGTAATGGTGCGTACCATAATACCCTCGTCATCGCCGGTTCCTGCTTTGGTTTTATCCAAGGCGTAGGCGTAAGGGGTACTGGTGTAGTTTGAGCGACCGCCGTAATATTCTTCCCTGCGGCGAATACTGGTTCGTGTCAGGGTAAAGGTAGGCCGGGAGGCTAGGTAGACGGATCGAATATCCAAATATCCGCTTGGGAGCGAATACTTTTCATTCCATGTCAGGTCAGCTTTTTGGGTAAAGGGGAGTGCAATATCGTCCTCTACAACGAGATTGGCGCGGATGCAGGCATCGCGTAGGGTATCGTTGACGCAGTCATTGAGTTCTTGATCTGCCCAAAGATAGGGGGCATTAAGGTCGTCTAATCGTGATCGTGCTCTACGGCGAATATCGGCTAGGGTTAACACTTGATGCCCTCTGTGAGTCTTATTTTATTCGGCCCGACACGAGGCCGGTGTTCAGAAGAACATTTTACAGTAGATCGTGATTTTCGTCAGTCGATTCTACCGCTTCGTCTGCCGCTTTTTTACCTGTTTTTTTCTTAGGCTTTTCGGCTTCTTGAACAGTTTCTTCGGCTACTGCAGCAGAAACAATCTCTGCGCCGTCCGAGTCAAACGATTTGCCGTCTTGGAAAAAGTACGGCTCGCCTTCTCCAACAATGCCCCATACCCTGTCAAACGGTCTACTTCTATCTAATTCAGCCATAAGTCCCCTATCGGTGGCGTGAGGGCACTCTCGTCATGTACGGAGTTTCTTCGTGTGCGTAGCGATTGCCACAACCGTAAGATTCGCCTTTCGATGAGTCGTACCACATAGTTTTACCGGTTTCGCATGCGCTACCTTCGTCAATAAACCCGCTTTCCAACGGGTTTACAGAAGGCTCCTGGGAGGCGTCCGTGTCGCAGCTATCCATATTCGCAATAGCCAGGATGTGCATGGTTTTAAGTCCGGAAGGTAAAGTTCTTGCCGCCTTTTTTACCAGCAGACTCGTCCATTTGGGTACGCATGAAGTTGTCGCCGTGAGTTTTTTGCTGAGCGTCTACCGCGCCGCGTGACAGTTTTTCAACTGAAGACAGACCAGATTCTACGCCAGCAGACAAGCCAGAACCGCCGCCGAAGCCGCGAGTGTCTTGCGCGTTGTTGCTTGAGTCTTTGTTAAAGTCAGACATTTTAATCTCCTAAAGGATTGGAGTGAGCCGGTTTCCCGGCTCGAAACATGTTTATCTTAGAACCAGTCCAGAGTAACGTCAACTACCGCTGCGCCCGCTGGAGTACCACCAGTGTTAGCGGTAAAGGTAATCAGCACGGGGCCTAGCACTTCTGGAGTTACTGGGGTGCCTGAAATGGTGTTTGAGGCGCCGGTCAAGTCCAGGGAGCCGTAGGTAGGGTTAGTACCTTTAGCGAACTGAGATGCATATCCAACAGCCGAACCGGCTGCGGTAGTTCCCAAATCTAATACGCCCGCCGCGTTTACGTTACCGGCCACGCCGACACCGACTTTAGCAGAAGTAGTTACGGCATTGTAAGTAGTGGTAACAGACGCGTTGATGTCTTTTACCCTAACTTGAGTGCAGCCTGGAGGCGGTTGAATCGCCCATGTAGTAGTCGTTACCGCTGTGGAGCGAGTATAAGTAACGGTTTTTGGATTGGTGTACGCCATTGTACTGTCCTCTATGTTTAGATGTTTGGTTAAACCCGCGTACTGCTACGCGGGTATTAAAGCCTTTACGCTGCCGAAGTCCATTTAACAATTCGACCATTTTGGTGATCGGGATGACTCAAACCGAAACCTTCCAAGGCGTACCAAGCAATACCACGACCACGACCGTAATCGTCTGGGATTTTACCGCGAATCTCTTCAGGAACTGCCACACCTTCGGCAACAGTGTCTGCGCCCATAAAGTACGCCCAGTCGGATTTGCCGTTGTTCCACACATCCGCAGTACCGTTTGAAGGACTGTAGGTAGTAGAGTCGTCAGCGCCGCCAGCAGGAATGTGAGTTTGCTCGATAAAGCGCACACCACGGTATCTACCGATTTCACCGTTTTTAATCTGAACCAAACCGGTTTCGGTATAGGTTTGGATACCTTCCAAATCATATTTCAAAGTGATGTAGGTTGATGGGCGAGCGATACACAGGTAGTCGCCACCTTCATACGCAGGGATATTGCGCTCTTTCATTTGAGTGCTGATAGGCTCGATATGGCCTTTACCCAAAGCGATGTTGTTAGTAACACCGCCCGCAGTACCGTCAGTTGTGAATGTATTAACTGCAGTTGTGCTAGTACCTGACGCGGGAGTTACACCCAACAAGGTTTGGTCGAATTGTTGCCATGCGGCTACGTCAAAGGCTTCCGCAACGTCAATTTTCAAGACTTTGCGGATGATTTCTTTGATCGGTTGCTCGGACAGGTCATCCAATTTGCCGGTGTAGTCAACAGAGTTACCGAACTCGGTCATAGTGCCAGAGTATTGAGTAACTTTGAAAGAGCCTGAGGGCATTCTTTCAGTTTCGTCAATTGCGCGACCTTTAGTTGACAATTTGGTGAATACGTTCCAGTACCACTTGTCGCCACGGCCTTTGCCTACCAATGGTTTACCATCGGCGTCGTTTTCTTTCACATCACATAACTGTCTGAATTTAACAACCGGCAGATTTTGTAAACGCAGGTATTCGGACAAGTTAGGTGCCCACAAATAGCCGCCTTCATCAGCGACAGCCCAGATTTGACCACTCATATAATTTCACCTTCTAATGGGTTAATATCGTTTCTCAACGATGGTTTGTTACTGCTTTCGTTATGCCTGACCGCGTTTCTCTTTCATTTGCTGAATAGCATCTGAGCGAGTTGGCTGTCTAGGTGGCGGAGCCGGTTCATTTCTGGCGGATGCACTAGGCATTGCCGGAATACTACGTTTTGCAGTTTTGCGTTCCTCCATGTCAGGAAGTACGCTTTCTTCTTCCGCAGGAGCAGCAGGTTCTTCAGCAGGCGCTTCTGCCGCAGCCGGAATTTCTTCCGTTACGGGGGCAGGAGCCGCTTCCGGTGCTGGCGCTTCGGCAGGCGATTCAGGGTACAGGTCAGCGACAGCTTTACGCAATGCGTCGGCTGCGCTCATTCCTTCTTGGCGGTACACATCGGATAAAGCCATGACCTTTGACGCTGGTAAGCCGTCTTCGGCTAACTCAGGGTGCTTAGCCGCTAATTCGGTAGCAGCCGCAACGTAGGCTTTGACTTCTTGTTCGGCTTGCGCTTCTGTTTTAGCGCGGTGCGTATTTTCGCGGAAGCGATGATCCTGCAATTGCTTATACAAAGCGCGAGCAGTTTCCATATCCCCAAAAGCCAGGGCTTCGTGGTACTGGTCGATCAACTCGTCGTGGGCCGGGCCTTCGGGTGCTTGGTATTCACCTACGCTTTCCATAGGTTCTTCAGCAGCGGCTTCCTCCTCCATAGGGGATTCTTCCATTGGCGCTTCGCCTTCCGCAGATTCTTCGACAGGAGATTCCGGAGCGGTTTCTTCGGCCTTTTCCTCAGCCGCTTCCATCACTACTTCCTCTTCGCGTTTAGCTTCGCCTACGATACCTTCGCCTTCAGGGGCTTCGGTCGAAACCTCGGCAGCAGGCTCTTCGGCAGCGGGTTCGCTAGGCGCTTCCACAGCAGGCATATCGGTAATACCTTCTTCAAGGTCTTTACCCATCTTTTTATTGGCGCTGCGTTTACCAGCTCTTCGGCGGGCTTTCACGTTTGGGTCGGCATCATAATCCGGTTTTGGTAGAGGTTTTTCCTCTGCCGCGCCTTCGCCGGTTTTCAACTCGTCTTCATTCATAAGGAGTCCTCTAGGGGAGGGTTTATGTCTCACGACATTAAGATACCGCATCAATACAACATTGGTGCGGCGGTGTCAAATAATTCTACGATTTAGCATCCCAATAAGTGAAAATTCGTCCTAATCTCGGGTCGCATGAGTCCGTCCAGTCCACTTTTCGGGTATTTCGTCGCAGAGCAATATCTATTGTAGGGTACACGGAGAATACCAATCGCTTGTGCAAAGGTCGGATGTACCATAACCCTTCGTACTTATAGCGGATAGGTTCTACGTCTTCAAACATAAAACGTCCGATACCTGGAATTTCTACGTCATGTCCGAGTTCAACTTCCGACAGTATCGCCGCTAATGCCGCGTTCACAAATAACCGGCATGTCGGCATCCGAACTCCGGTAATTTGCGCCACCCTTTTTATAAGGTCGCTTCGCCCAAAATAGGGTTTCTTTTCCTTATCCGCCTGGATATGGGGAGGCTCTGGTTTTTTCGGCCTGCCTTTATGCTTCGGGGGTTTAGGCTTTAGGTGTCCAGGCGGGTTAGGCTCGTGCGGTTCTAACTCTTTGTAGTTAAACCATATTGCCATAGCCCGCCTGCTCTTCGAGTTGGATGGTTTCCTCCGCGCTGGCGCCCGCCGCCATAGCTTCTTGGAGCCACTCCTGAAACAAATCAGGGATACGGGCTTTCCACTGTAATTCCCGAATGGTATCCGGATTTGTAGGGTCAGTTTGTGCCAATTCTTCCAACGCTTGTACGCGGCATTCCAACGCGCGGTCCATTAGGTACTTGCCGACCTTATCCTGCGTGATGAAATGTGTAACTTCCACACTCAAAGATACCGCCCGCATGAGTGGGTCGTTGGCATAAATTCCAGCTATATCGGACATTCTGAATAATCCCCCATGAGTAATCGCTGCTTGAACACATCAAGTAGCCAATTTATTTCCGCCGCTGTCAAGTTGAGCGTAGCTCTCGCGTCCAGCGTTTCATCTTTATTCCAGCCAATAATAAGCAGCGATTCAAATTGATCCTTCGCTTCCTCCAATACTACGTTCGGGTCTTTAGCCGCGTCGGCTACCGGAAATTTAACGACGCTCATTACCTAGTCCTTAAACGTGATAGTCGCGTTAAACCCCCAGAATAACCAAACTAGGGCTTTAGATTCCGCGATTCCGTCGTAAAGATCAAACTCGGTTAGGTCATCCTCGCAGCATACAATCTCAAAATCATCAGGCCCCGTACCTACCCAAGCTACGTTCTCTGTAACCCAGCGGGGTACGAAAAAGTCATACAAAAACTTTAAAAATTTCATTGGCTTCTATCCCTCTCCATACGGATGTCAATTTCAGGTGTTTGGATACCCTTCAAGATGCCTGCTTTGCCCGTACCCGGTGAGGTCGGATTAGCTGGAAATTGCGGGTGCGTATTTTCTATCGCGGGTTCTACAATCGGCTGTTCCAGCGGCGGGGTAATTTCCTCTACGATAGGTGCTTCATTATAGTCGATAAAGCCCGCCGATTTGAGAATCGTATCCGTCGCCGGGGCGATACCTGGATTCTGCGCGATAGTACCCGCCGCTTGTGTCGCTTGGAATATGGACGTAACGTTTTGGGTCGCCAATTTGGTTTTTTCGTGATCGGTTCTTGCGACCAAGTAGTCGATTTTCGCCGCCAACTCTTGTAGCATCGCGGCCTGTTTTTCTGACTCCATAGCGAGTTTTTGATTTTCCAACTGCAGCTTGGCTTGCGAAATCTCGAAATCTTGCTGCGCGATTTGGGCTTTCAACTGCAACTGCTGCATCTGTACTTGCTGCGCTGGATCGCCTTGCTCCTTCATCGCTTGCTCTTCTTGCCGCGCTTTCTCGAAGTTGAAGAATCTAGCGCCGTTATCAAAGCCTGCTGCGCCGAAGATTTCCTTGGTGATTTCTTCCTCATTCACGGCGGCTGCTGCGCGTGGTAACAACTGTACGACCGTGGCTACTGCGGTTTGGACTTTCTGCATCCGTTGAGTTGGGCTAACTGCGCCCATGCCCACATTAACTGATACCGAGAATCGGTGGTTAAAATAGCTCAGTAGCACTTTGCGCAACTTAGCTTTCTTAGACGCTATCAACAGCGCGGTTTCATCCGTTTCGTACATCGCTTCCAATTGCACCAATTGGCGAAGTACCGGCTCTATCCATGTTTCGGTAAATGTACGAAGCTCCATTTCACGAATCTTGTTGCCAGCTTCGGCCATCAAATTCATGCCGGTCGCTGTTTCGTTCAGCTTACGGTTTGAATTGACCGTGGAACCGGTCGTTGATCCGGATAAGTCATCCATCGCCAACGATAGACGATCTTCTTCTTGATAGCCGGATGCTGTTACGTCGGGTGTGTTTAACGGTTCGACATGATTGCTCAACGGGCCGGGGGCGCTGATACCGATCAAGCCGCCCGGTACGTTACGGCTCAAAGCACGAACATCGACTTGGCTTCCAGACCGGTATAAGTACCTGCGGTTTAATACCTGCCGCACGTTCTCATAGCGTTGGTTTTTCAACTCGTTGATCGCCTTCTGCATGCCCGTGGTTAGTTCCACCGGGCCGCTAGGATACGGTCTGTCAGTTTCAATCTCCATTTTGCCGATAACGTAATCGCGTTTGTTATCCGCCCAAGGGATTACGCTGGACAAGCGCACTGGCTCCGACAACATCAGGTTCGCACCTGCGGTGTAATACAACCAATCTTCGCCGTCATGCCGAATGATATTTCTGTGGATCCAAATAATCCGGAACTCGCTTTCGGTTTCCATCATATTGGATTTAGGGTCGAGTCTGCGCGTACCCGCTCTCGCTCTGCGCGTGGTATCCAGATTGTCTCTGTTACCTGCCGACAATAACTGACCTTCGCCTAGATTACGCCATGCAGGTTCGCCGCTTCTTGGATTCTCACCTTCAGCAATTTTGCTGAGTACGTCGCCCAAGTACATCGGCATTAGTTCGATGAAATACGGCGAGGAGTTCGCGGGGTCAATCCAATCTGCGGCGGGTGAAATACGGACGTTTTCCATCGGTACGATGCGTACTTTAGGCTCGTCTTTAACTACTTTCCCGCCTTTCTCGATGTATTCCCACGATTGGTGGGATACGACTGATCCAAGTACGGACGTTTCCTGAATCCCGCCTAATACTAATTGATACCAAGGAATCGTTTGGTCGAGTCGATAGTTCACCAGTTCCTTCATCAATGTCGCAGCTTCGACTTGTTCTTGGTCGTCCGAGTCTTCGGCTTCAATCGCTACCACATCCGAACTGGCAAAATAGGCTGCAGCGGAGGAGGCTTGAATATCGCGCACCAAAGTCCGGGTTTTAGGCCAGAAATAACGGGGTCTGTGCTTGTTGGCATCGGATAAAACGGGTGAATCAGGCGCATGCTCTGAACGGTAATGCGCAAAGTTTCTCGCCCAGATAGCGCGTTGGTTGACCTGCAACCACGATTCGCTGGATTCGTAGGCGTTTCTCGCCATTTGCAACCAGTCGATATGCCGCCCACCTATTCCGGTTGCGGAGGGTTTCTTAACGGCTGGCGCTGACATACCAATAGAATCGACCGAGTTTACAATCGGTGCGGCTACTGCGCTGGAAGGTTTATAATTACCACCCTCCAAACTCGGGGTTGGGTCCATCGGTGATGTCAAGGCCATAATGCTATCTCAATAGTGCTGCTTGTGATTTGATTTTGCTGTACCCAGGGTTCGTTTCGATGACAGCATTAGGGTCAGGTACGATAAGACCTGCAGGTGTTCTTTTCAATCCACGCACTTCGTCGTGGCGATTGCGGGTGCGGGATAAACCGTGCGCTTCCAACAACATACCGCCCGCTATAACAACGCAGTGCATCCGGTCGCGGTCAATATCTTGTGCGCGGATGTAGTAAACCGTTTCGGTAGGTACGTCCAGAATACGCACAATCATCGAATCTAATCCGCCCGTTTGCGGGCAGTCGTTAAACTCAATGCCCCAGCGCCAGCCAGAATAGTGCTTCAGTAGGGTTTTCATCGCATCTTTAGCAATGACAACTTTTTCCGAACTCCAATCCGCCGGAAGATTATCCTCTTTTACGGGGTCGATGATTTTATTGTTCGCCAAATTCTGCTCCAGTTAGGGGTTAGTGTTGTTGCTTACATCGGGGTCGGGTAGATGCACGATTTCGCCGTCTACAATATCAAACGGCTTATCGTAAATACCTTCGCCCTGAAAATTGGACATAAATCGTTTTCTGCCATTTGCGAATTCGTAGACGACGTAAGGCTCGTCAGGATTTCCGCCTGCGCGTTGGTACAGCTCCATGTAGTCTACTTCTACACCGGTCACTACCACATCAGGGTCTATCACTTCTCGGGCCATTTCATCTCCTACGCTATCGCCGCTGTATAGCACGGATTGGGTGTTTTCGTCTAGTGGTTCGGCGGTATCGTAGCGCCAGCGAAAGGGTCTTTACCGCGTACGGTATAGTAGACCGGTATCCCTGTAATACCCTCGTCCGATAGCGCGTCCACAAAATAATCTACCTCCATGCCTGTTGAAAACTTCGGTACGAACAGCGATATACTCCGTATCTCAAGCCCGTCTTTTAGGTACTTTTTAACTACGTCTACCATACCGATCCCGTTATAGAACTAAAATGAAAGACCGAATTGGCGTTGATATAACACTTACTAATAAGTACTCAATTTGGGATGGGATAGCCGTAGCGATTCACGATCCGGTTTACG